ATGCCTGAGAGAACGAAAGACACCCCCACTCCGGAGGAGATCGCCCAGGCCCGGGCGCAGGTCGCGAGCAGGGTCAAGGAAGAGTCCTCCCCGAACCTGGAGTCCCCCCCCATCGATCACACCTTCGTGAAGAAGTGCCTCTTCGCCGGCCAGAAGGGTGACGGGCTCATGTTCGCGGCGATCAACCGGGGGAAGCTCCTCTATGCCCCGGCCATCAAGAACTGGTTCGAGTGGACCGGCTCCTACTGGAAGCAGGTCTTCGAGTACCGGGCCGAGGCCGCCGTCGAGGCCGTGGTGGAGCGGTACGAGGCCACGCGCCTGCACTGGGAGAAGGAGATCGCCGAGGCCAAGGCCGCCCACGACGACGACAAGCAGAAGCGCCTGGAGAAGTACTGCAAGCGGATCCGAAAAAAGGTGGACGCCCTGCGCGACGGGGCGGGTGTGACGGCGGCGCTGCGCTTCTCGCTCTCGAACGATGACCCGCTCATCGTCCTCATGAAGGAGTTCGACCAGGACCCCTACCTCGTGGGAGTGGCCAACGGGGTGCTCGACCTGCGCACCGGGGAATTCCGCGAGGCCCGGCCTGGCGACATGATCAGCCGCACCACCGAGGTGGCCTGGGACACCGAAAAGGGAATCGACTCCCCGTGCCCCACCTGGGAGGCCTTCGTCCGGGAGATCGTCGGGGAGGACGACGAGGTGGCCGCCTTTCTCCAGCGCGTCTTCGGTTACGCCATCACCGGCCTGTCCTGCGAACCCCTTTTCGTGGTGCTGGCCGGCGAGGGGCGCAATGGCAAGACGGTGATGGTGGAGACCCTGGGCAAGGTCTGCGGCGACTACATGTCGCCCATCCCGGCCGAGCTGCTCCTGGACCAGGGCCAGGCCCGCGACGCGGACAAGCCCACGCCCACCATCATGAGCCTCAACGGCATGCGCGTGGCCTACGCCGCCGAGACCGACGACAACCGCCGCTTCTCGGTGGCGCGCGTCAAGTGGCTCTCGGGTGAGGACCGCCTCACGGGCCGCTACATGTGGGACCGCAACCCCACCACATTCCCCCCCACGCACACCCTGTTCCTGCTCACCAACCACAAGCCCCACGCGGCCGCCCACGAGTACGCCTTCTGGGACCGCCTGCGTCTGGTCAACTTCCCCTTCCGCTACGTGGACAACCCCAGGGCCGAGAACGAGCGCCAGCGCGACCGGACCCTGCCCGGCCGCCTGGAGAAGGAGCTGCCCGGCATCCTGGCCTGGCTGGTCAAGGGCTGCCTGCTCTACCAGCGCGACGGCATCGCGCCTCCCCGATCCGTCCTGGCCGCCACCGAGGAATACAAGCGGGAGGAGGACCAGATTCAGGATTTCATTGAGGAATGCCTCATCAGCTTCGACGGGACGGGCAAGACCGATGTGGAGCGGCGCACCAACGCCACCGAGATCTACGACCTCTACAGCCGCTGGTTCCTCAAGAACCGGGGAAAGCACGTCCCGAGGATCCACACGTTCGGCAAGCACCTCGGGCGCAAGCTCCGCAAGGAGAAGGTCGGGGGGCTGACCTACTATTACGACGTGCGCATCAATCCCGACGCCCTGGACGCCTACCCCGAGAAGACCTTCGGGAAGTCGGACTGGAGGGATCGTGACCCCCTGTGATCAGGACCTAGGACATCGGTCAGGACATTCGCGCGTGGATTGTCCTGGGTGCGGGAAGGGGCGCAGGCTCTTGATGGAGTGGTGCGTCAGGACATCAGGATACCGGACCCTGTTCCCTGCTAAAATCGATGTCTGTGTTCCGATGCATCCCCCGTTCTCCTGTCCTGTTGTCCTGCTTTCTAAAAAAGAAAGAGATAGTAGGTGGTTAAAGGCAGGACATTGCCAGGACATTCCCAGGACATCAGGACATTCCGGGGTTTCCCGTGTCCGCTGACCTCCTTGGACTGTTCGAAGCCCACGGGCTCAAGCCGAAGAAGAAGACGGCCAAGGAGTGGGGGGCGGCCTGCCCGGCCTGCGGCGGCACGGACCGGTGCATGGTCCGGCCCGAGGACCACGACGGGCGCGGCGGCTACCACTGCCGCCAGTGCCAGACCTACGGCGACGCTATCCAGTTCCTGCGCGACTTCGAGGGCCTTTCCTTCAAGGACGCCTGCGAGCGCGTGGGCATCCAGGCCTCCCGAGCCACGGCCTCGCTGCCCAAGGCTCCGCGCAAGGCCCCCGGCCGGGAGCCCTTCGAGGCGGCCGAGTCCATCCCCCCGGCCGAGCGCTGGACCAGGAAGGCCACGGGCTTCGCGGCCTGGGCGCACGAGCACCTGCTGAACACCCCCGAGCAGCTCTCCTGGCTGGCGGCGCGCGGCCTGCCGCTTGAGGCCGTGAAGCGCTACCGCCTGGGCTGGAACCCGGGCGAGCGGGGCAAGTCCTGCCTGATCCGTCCGCGCTCCGTGTGGGGCCTGCCCCTGCCGGAGGCCAGGCTCGACGCCGACGGCAACCCCCAGCGCCCCAAAACCACCTTCTGGATTCCGCGCGGCCTGGTGATCCCCATGCTCGGGCCGGACGGAAGCGTGCTGCGCCTGCGCATCCGCCGCCCCGAGGCCGACCGGGCGAGCTTCAAGGAGGAGACCAAGTACTACGTCATCCCGGGCGGCTGCATGGACGCCATGGTGCTGGGCGCGGACTCCCGGGCCTTCGTGGTGGTCGAGTCCGAGCTGGACGCCCTCATGCTCCACCACCAGGCCGGAGACCTCGCCGGGGCGGTGTCGGTGATGACCTCCACGGTCAAGAAGATCGAGGCCTCCGCGCTGGAGGCCCTGTCTCGCGCTCTGTGCGTGCTGGTGGCCCTGGACTGCGACACGGCCGGGGCCAAGGGCTGGGAGCGCTGGTCCGTGAGCCTGCCCCGGGCCAAGCGCTGGCCGTGCCCGGTTGGCAAGGACCCCGGCGAGGCCTTCGCGGCGGGCGCGAACCTCCGCGCCTGGATCCTCGCGGGCCTGCCCCCCGTGCTCCAGCCAGGACTTCTTCCGGCTGGACGGCCGGACCTCGGGGGGGCGGGGGAACGTGCCCAGGGCGCGGCGTCCGTCCTGGAGGTCCCGCAGAGTGCCCCGGCGGCCGCGCCGTCAACCGTCCAGGCTGCGTCCTCCCCGTTGCCCGCCTGGTTGCACCAGCTGTCCGAGCCCGACCTGGAGATGTTCGGCGAGGCGCGTGCGCCCCTCCTGGAGCTGGCCGCCTTCCTGCGCGGCCGGCGCGTAGGGCCGGTGCTGCTCCCGGGCCGCAACGGAGACCGCGCCCTCGTGCTCTGGGCGGCGGACGGCCTGCGCAACGCGGACCCGGCCGCGTTCGACCGGGCGCGGGACCTCTTCTTCGGGGACTGCCTTGAGGCGGTTCTCTACCTGATCGACGCGGAGCGGCTCAAATCGGTGACCCGGCTCAAGGGATGCCACGGCCATCGCGACCACGACGGCGAGTGGGCCATGCTGGTGAGGATCGACGGCGGCCTGTCCTGCGCGGGCTGGCGTCGCCTGGATCATTGGTTCGTTTGAGGAGGGCTGCCGCGCGGAGTTGCAGCTCCGCCCGGCGGCCGGATGAGGGTGCATCCGACCAGGAAACCCCAGCCCTCCCAGCCACGCGTGGCGCGGGGGACGTAGCACGGGGACCAGCGGATGGAAAAGCTGAAACTCGAATACTGGCCGGTGGACAGGCTGCGCGCCTACGGGCGGAACCTGCGCAAACTCGACGGAGCAGTGGTGGAGCGCATGATGGACGCGATCAGGGAGTACGGATTCCGGGCGCCGGTCCTGGCCAGGGCCTGCGGCGAGGTGGTCGACGGCCGCCTGCGCCTGGAGGCGGCCACGCGCCTGGGCTTCGCGGAGGTGCCCGTGATCCCGGCCGACGGCCTCACATACGCCCAGGTGCGCGCCTTCCGGCTCCTGGTCAACCGCTCCGCCACCTGGGCGGCCTGGGACGATGAGACCGTGGCCCTGGAGCTTGACGAGCTGCGCGAGCTGGAGGTCGATCTCAACCTGACCGGGTTCGACGTGGCCGAGCTGGACGCGCTGCTCGCCCTCCTGCCGGGCCTGGGCGGCACGGACCCCGACGACGTGCCGCCGGTCCCCGAGGTCCCCGTCACCCGCCCGGGCGACGTGTGGACCCTGGGCCGCCACCGTCTGCTCTGCGGCGACGCCACCTCCTCCGCCGACCTGGAGGCCCTGCTGCGCGGCGAGCGCCCGGAGCTGGCCGTCACCGATCCCCCCTACAACGTGGCCGTCGAGGGCAAGGCCGGGAAGATCCTCAACGACGACATGTCCGCGGCCGCCTTCCGGGCCTTCCTCGGGCGGGCCTTTGAGGCCCTCTACGCGGTGCTGGCCGACGGAGCGCCCGTCTACGTGGCCCACTCGGACACCGAGGGTCTGGCCTTCCGCGAAGCCTTCCGGGACGCCGGGTTCAAGCTGGCCTCCTGCCTGGTCTGGCGGAAGAACATCCACGTCCTGGGGCGCGCGGACTACCACTGGCAGCACGAGCCCGTTCTCTACGGCTGGAAGCCCACCGGCCGCCACGCCTGGTTCGGGGGCCGCCGCCAGACCACGCTGATCGAGGCCATGCCCGGCGCGGTGCTCCTGGACGACGGCCGCGTGCAGATCCAGGCGGGAGACGACGTGTTCATACTCTCGGGCCAGGACCTTGCCGTGGAGGTGGTCCCGGGCTCGGTGGTGAGCGTGGACAAGCCCGCGCGCAGCGACGCGCACCCCACCATGAAGCCGGTGGCCCTCATCGAGCGCTTCATCCGCAATTCCAGCAGGCCCGGCGCCCTGGTCCTCGATCCCTTCGGGGGCTCCGGGTCCACCCTCATGGCCTGCGAGTCCCTGGGCAGGGCCTGCCGCACCCTGGAGCTGGATCCGCGCTTCGCGGACGTGATCGTGCGCCGCTGGCAGGAGCACACCGGGCGCGAAGCGGTCAGGGAGGGGAACTGCCATGGATGAGCAGCTCCTGGCCCTGGCCGAACAAAGCGCCAAGAACGACCTGGCCTTCCTCATCAAGGCCAAGGAAGAGGCCAAAAAACGCATGAAGGACGATCCGAGCCCCGAGAACATCAAGGCCTTCGAGCGGGCGAAGTCCGCCGTGGAATCCGAGGCCGCGCGCCTGCAGGCGGCCCCCGTGTCCGCCCGGGTCTACAAGACCCAGCTGGACGCCGTGGCCTTCCTCAAGGGCAGCGGCTTCAAGGTGGCCAAGTCCAAGTTCAACGCGGACGTGAAGCGCGGGAAGGTCCCGCGCAATTCCGAGGGCCACTTCGAGGAAGGGGCCTTGCTCGGCTACGCGGCCGCGAACCTCACCCCCTTGTCCAGCGTGGAGGACCGGGCCGCCAGCGAGGCCATGGTCAACCGCATGAGCGCGGACGCGGAGCTCAAGCAGTTCCAGGCCCAACGCCAGAAGCTCAAGCTGGAGCGCGAGCAGGGCCTGCTCATGCCCCGGGCCGACCACGAGCGCGATCTGGCCGTGCGGGCGCAGCTCTTCCGCAACGAGATCGAAGGGCGGGACCGGCGCACGGCCCCCAAGCTGGTGGAGCTGGTCGTGTCCAGGCTGGCCGCCCTGGATGGAGTGCCCCCCGAGGTGGCCGGGCAGCTGCGCGACGCGGCCCCGAATCTGGTCCCCGAGGTCACGGAGTTCCTGCTGCGCGACTCCGGGGACCTCATGGACGCCTGGTCGTCCGACCGGGCCTTCGTGGTGGAGCTGGCGGACGAACCGGCCGGAGACGCGGCCTGACGGACCATCAACCCGAGGGAGAACACCATGCCGACGAGAACAGCTAGCGACACCGCCGCCGGGGCCATGAGCCCCGAGGCCCTGGATCAGGCCTGGACGGGCCGGCACGGCGTGCACGCCGTGGTCGCTAGCCGACCCAACCTGGAGGCGGCATTCTGGGAGCGCCTGGGCTTGATGCGCATGGACGCCGTCCAGCCCGAGCCCGAGGGGCGCTTCGAGGCCATGTACCCCGAGGGAGGTGAGCCCTCATGATCGCCGGGAGCGCCGCCTTGCCCACCCTCGCGCTCTCCTTCTGGCAGCCCTGGGCCTTCTTTATCGTGCATGGCCTGAAGGACGTCGAAAACCGGACATGGGCGATCCCCAGGAAGTACCTGCATGGCGTCGAGATCCTCGTGCACGCCTCCAAGTCGCCGCGCTTCTCCCTCGCCGGAGCCCGGGACATCCTGTGGGAACTGCACGTCCGCCATGGCCTGCGCCTCCCGGACAAGCTTCCCGAGGTCGCGCGCGAGTGCGGCGGCGTCGTGGGGAAGGTGCGCCTGACCGGTTGCCGCCAGGGTTCGGCCTCCCCTTGGGCCGTGCCCGAGCCGGGGACCTGGCATTGGTCCCTGGCCGACGCCCGGCCCCTGCCGTTCATGCCCTGCCCGGGCCATCAAGGCTTTTTTCAAGTGACCTATTCCGCCCCGGACGCCGGGCAGGGGGTGCTCCTGTGAGCGCGGGGCGGGTTCTGCGTTTCCCCGGCGATCACCATTGGGTGGTGGGCGTCGGGTCAACCCCCAGCCCCGCCGGCGTGGTGCCCGGCGGGCCGTGTCGGAGGTCGGGCGACGGTGCCGGGACAGCGCGATGCCCAAACCCTACGCACAGGGACGGCGGCCGGGAAAAGGAGGCCCCCGGCCGCCTACCCCACCGCGTGCAGGGAGCGACGCCGTGATGCGCGTGGGTTCGGTCTGCACCGGGATCGCGGGCATCGATCTGGGGCTCTTGTGGGCCGGGATGACCACGGTCTGGATGATGGAGGCCGACCGGCGCAGGCGCGCCTGGCTTCGTCGGCGCTTCCCCAACGCCAAGCTGTTCGGAGACATGCGTGATCACGACAAAAGAAACTACGTCGACCTCGAACCGGTTGACCTTGTTTGCGGAGGACCTCCCTGCCAGCCGGCCTCCGTCGCCGGGGAGCGCAAGGGCGCGGGCGATGACCGCTGGCTCTGGCCTGAAACTGTGCGGCTCATGGCTGCCAAAAGGCCCGCTTGGGGACTGTTTGAGAATCCTACTGGTTTCGTCACGCTGGGCCTCGACGGAGTGCTTTCTGACCTGGAAGGCCTCGGTTACGCCTGCTGGCCGGTCGTACTTCCAGCTTGTGCCGTCGATGCCCCGCAACGGCGAGACAGGCTTTTCCTTCTGGCCCACGCCCCTGGTGGGGGATGCGACCGGGGGCCGGACCAGCAAGGGCAACGCGCGCCCGGCGGAGGGCGGGCTGAGCGTGACGGTCAAGGCGCTCTGGAGCACCCCCAGGGCCTCGGACGGGGAGAAGGGCTGTCTGAACCAGTGCTTCTCGGGCGGGGGACAGCCGCTGCCCGCCCAGGCGGCCCGGGTGGCCATGTGGGCGACGGTGACGCACAGGGACCACCGCTACCCGAACAGCGCGGAGAGCCAGGAGCGCCGCAACGGGGGCAGCAGTCGCGGGCAGCAGCTCCCGAACGAGGTGGCGCACCTCTACGGCCCTGGGCCGACGCCGCTTGGATCGTCGGGCACGACGGCAAAGCCCGGCGCGTGCCCGCCTATGAATCCGGAATTCGTTTGCTGGCTCATGGGGTTCCCGGCCGGGTGGCTCAGATAGCCGGTTTCGGGGACGCCGTGGTGCCCTACGTCGCCTACGAGCTGGGGCTGGCCATCATGGCGGCGCATCGCGGGCCTGCGGAGTCCACATCGTCGGGCAAGGAGACAGGGAGATGAACACGAGCCCGTCGCCCTCACGTCCAGTCCTGCGCTACCACGGCGGCAAGTCGCGTCTGGCCCTCTGGATCATCGGGCACTTCCCAGCGCATCGCGTGTACGTGGAACCCTACGGGGGCGCGGCCTCGGTGCTCATGCGCAAGAGTCCGACCCATTGCGACGTCTACAACGACCTGGACGCGAGCGTGGTCAACGTGTTCCGCGTCCTGCGCGACAGCACCAGGGCTCGCGAGCTGGAGCGGCTGCTCCGCCTGACCCCGTTCTCCCGCGTGGAGTTCGAGCGCGCCCAGGAACCCTGCGCCGATCCGGTGGAGCAGGCCAGGCGGACGGTGATCCGCATGGCCATGGGCATGGGCTCCGACGCCATCCACCGGAAGCGCAGGACGGGGTTCCGCTCCAGGCGCGAGGGCGACCGGAGCCCGGCTCACGACTTCGCCGCCTATCCCCAACTGCTGGAGTGCTTCTCCCACCGTCTGCGCACGGTCACGGTGGAGATGCTCCCGGCCCTGGAGGTCATCGAGCGCTACGACGGCGGGCGGACACTGTTCTACGTGGACCCGCCCTACGTCCACTCGCAACGAACGCAGGTCGCCAAGGGCGGCGGCTACGCCCATGAGATGACCGACACCGACCACGAGGCCCTGTCCGAGCGCCTGCACGCCGTGGAGGGCATGGTGGTGCTCTCCGGCTACGACTCGGAACTCTACCGCCGCCTCTACCCCGACTGGCCGGTGTTCAGGCGTCGGGTCATGGCGGACAAAGCGGTGCCGCGCGTGGAGTGTCTGTGGTTGTCGCCCTGGACGGCGGCGAAGCTCGACCGGAGAAGCACGCTCTTGGAGGTGGCGGGATGAGCAAGGCCACTTTCCGCCTCACCGAAGGCGAGCGCCAGGTGTTCCGAAAGCGCGAGCAGCTTTCCGTCTCGGACTGGGCCGCCCGGAACATCATCGTGCAGGATGGCCCCTATGCCGGGTCCCGCCTGCGCCTGGACGTCTCCCGCTACCTGGAGGGCATGCTGGACGCCTTCGGCAGTCCGCACATCGAGGAGATCAACGTCTGCGGCGGCCACCAGCTGGGCAAGACCCTCTTCGAGTACATCTGTCTGGGCTACTCCATCGACAACTGGCCGGGGACCAAGATGCTGGCCATGCCCTCGGACGAGATGCTCGCGCGTGTGGAAGCCGAGAAGCTCAAGCCCCTGCTCATGAAGTCACCGGCCCTGCGCAAGCACGTGGTCAAACACACCGCCGGGCACTTCCGGCTCCTCGACGGCTCGTCCCTGTTCCTGTCCAGCGCGGCGTCCCCCTCGCAGCGCGCCTCCATCACGGTCAAGCACCTCTTCCTGGATGAGCCGGACCTCTACAAGGTCGAGGCCGGAAAGGGGCTGCCCATGGAGGAGTTCAAGGGTCGCACCCGCTCCTACTCGTTCTCCCGCAAGATCGTGTGCGTGGCCAAGCCGGTGGGCGACGAATCCTCGCCCATCTGGCGGGCCATGACGGAGTCGGACGAATTGCGCGTCTACGAGGCCAAGTGCCCGGCCTGCAACACCTACCAGGAGATGAAGCACCGCAACATCGTGGTGATGGGCGGCGTCAAGGACCCGCGCCGGATCGAGCGGGAGAGGCTGGCCCGCTACCGGTGCGCCGCCTGCAGATACGAGTGGTCAGACCACGTCCGGGACAGCGCCGTGGCTGCCGGGCGCTGGCGGGCCAAGCGCCCGGTAGACAAGCCGCGCTCGGTGGGCTTCCACCTCCCGGCGCTCCTCTCCCATGCGGTGAGCCTCTCCGAGATCGCGGCCAAGTGGATCAGGGCCAAGCGCTCGGACTCGCCGGACCTGATGATGGACTTCCGCAACGGCGACCTGGCCCGGCCCTACCGGCCCACCGAGCTGGCCGCCAGCGAGGAGCAGATCCTCTCCCGCCGGGCCATGCACCTGCCGCCGCAAACCGTCCCGGCCGAGGCCGTGGCCCTCACCTGCGGAATCGACACCCAACGGGACCATTTCTGGTTCGTGGTGTTGGCCTGGTCGGCGGACATGCGCTGCTGGCTGATCGATTACGGCCAGTTGCGGGAATGGGAGGACGTGGAGGCTCTGGCCCACGAGACCGCCTACCCCGTGCAGGGCAGGCCCGGCGAGGAGATGGGGATCTGGCGTGTGGCCATCGACTCGGGCGGCAACGCCTCCGAACACGGCGTGCTCACCCGCACGGAAGAGGTCTACGCCTGGTGCCGGGAGATGGGCGGCGGGCGGGTGTTCCCCTGCAAAGGCCGCTCGCGCGAGCACCACGTGCCGGTGAGCTGGACCACCGTGGACAAGCTGCCCAAGTCCGGCCGGGCCATCCCCAACGGGCTCACCCTGTACCTGCTGGACGTGCACCACCTGAAGACCCTGGTGTTCAAGCGCCTGCGGCCGGACGCCCGCCAGCCCATGCGGCTGCACGCGCAGACCGGCAGCGACTACGCCCGGCAGATCACGGCGGAACGGCTGGTGCGCGGCCGTGACGGTCGTCTGCGCTGGGAGGAGTTGAGCCGGGAGAACCACTACCTCGACTGCACCGTGCTGGCCCACGCCTGCGCGGACGGCTCTTGGAGCCCCAGCCTGCAGTACATGGCCGCGCAGGACACCGACCCGGAACCGGACTCCGTCCAGCCCCAGGGCCAGGACGAACCGGAACTTTCCACCATGGCCCATGCCCAGCGTCGCGCGAGCGCCGTTCTGGCCGGGCGCAATCACGCGTGAGGAGTGCCATGAGCAATACGAATCTGCCGTATGATCGCGCCGCCGAAGGAAAGCCCCTCACCGTTCCTGAGGTGAAGGAGCGGTTGAATTGTTCCCGTAGCTTCGTCTATAAGCTCATCAACCGCAGAGAGTTGAAGGTGATCCGCCTGGGGGACAAGAAGGGTATCAGGGTGCCCGAGCGGAGTGTGAATCGCTACCTCAAACGGCGCGCCAACATGGTTTTGAAGGATATGGAGATTCCACTTTGCGGTGATAGGCATTGAGCGTTGTGTATCTATAAGTAAATGGAAGTGGTGTAGTGCTATGAATCCGCTCAAGGTTGCTGCGATTGAATTTGTCATGCTTTGCTTTTTCTACATTATTACCGCAGGACGTAAAATAAACATATCTAGTAAATTCTTTTCATGCTTGACAAGATGCGCAACGTCAAACAGCAGACGTGTCTATAGCAACAGGATGGAATGGCATTATCTGAGAACTAGAGCAAAAATGCTGTTTGAGGATATTATAGTTCAGGCAAAGACTGGCAAATATTACGAAAATTTATGGATAGACGATACGCTGGAGTTTCAATTTACATCAAACGGCAATTATTTCATTAACTTAAATTCGATATCGCTGAGAACAGGACACCATCCAATAGGTGTGTGTAACGTTCATAGGGTAGATGGAAGAACTACAAGTGTCGTCGCTACAACGGAATCTGGTGGATATTTTTCAATAGCTCAATTAGAAAATGCACAAGTTTTTTTTATTTTACAAAGGTGTACGACAAAGGGCGAAAGAAAGTCTTCTGGTGATGAGGTTGTTCTTAAGCATTTCAAAAGCGTTCAAGACATAAAAGATAAAGATATAATAAAGTATGCAAAAAAATGTTTAATAGAGATTAATAAGTCTTCTGTTTTGTATGGAAATTATTCGGCCGCAGACATCGTTAAACGCTGGCTTCGAACCGAATCAAAGCAAATATTGTACCTGTTGTATGGTGCTTTTCTAGGATTTGTTGCTTCTGTTGCCGCAACAATAGTGTATGAAAAATATATTGAAACTGGTAAGTTGAATGGTTTGTCCACTGTAGTAATGCAGGAATTGCGTTCCGTAATGTCAGCATTTATTGTTTGGCTCAACCAGTAGAGTGTATTTTGTAATGAAACAACAGAGTGGGTAGGCGCTTGGCTTTGTGCAGTTCCCCTTGATCTGGGGGGTGGAGAGTACGGCCAGAAACTTTTTGAGTGTGCAAATTACCCTTCAATTTTGCGTCCTCCACCACAGCCTGGGAAGCCGCGCCGGTTTTTGATCCCCGGCCCACTCCCTCGACTTCTCAACCACCCAACAAACTGTCTCCATTGTCTCCATTGTCTCCAGCGTCCACCAGGAGGCCGGTAGGGGTGTGCTAGCCCTCCGGCCATGGCCATCTTCACCGCAGCCAAGAAGCAGGAACTGATCGACGCCTGGACGGCGGCGCTCCTCGCCGTGGCTGAGGGCCAGGAATACGTCATCGGCACCCGCCGTCTGCGCCGGGCCGACCTTCCCGCCATTCAGGCCCACCTCGACTGGCTGGACAAGCAGCCCACCAAGGAAGACCAAGCCGCCGGGTCCGGAAGCCCGTCCTTCACCTCCTTGATCCCCGGGAGGTACTCCTGATGGGCAACTGGCTGGACTCCTTCATCGGCTACGTCTCCCCGGTGCACGGGCTGCGCCGCGCCCAGGCCCGCGCGGCCATGGCCGGGATCGACGGCGTGGTGGAGGCGGTGCGCCGCACGGCCGCGAGCCGCGAGGGCACCCTCTCCAACTTCCAGCCTTCCCGGCTGAACGCCTACACGGTCCAGCGCGACGCCGACCTGATCATGGCCCGCGCCGAATCCCTGGTCGCCAGCGACGGCCACGCCGCGTCCTGCGTGGACTCCCTGGCCCTGAACGTGGCCGGGCCGGGCCTCAAGCCCCAGTCCGCGCCAGACATGACGGTCCTGGGGCTCTCCGACGACGAGGCGGACGCCTTCGCCGAGAGCGCGGAGAGGGCCTGGGACGTATGGTGCGCCGAGGCGGACGCTGCGGACACCGACCACTTCGACGACATGCAGTACCAGGATGCCCGCACCCTGTTCGTGACGGGCGAATTCCTGCGCCTGCCTGTGTGGCTGGACGAACCCGGCCGCGCCTTCGGCCTAGCCCTGCAGGGACTGCACCCGGCCCGTCTGCGCACCCCCTCCGACATGGCCGGGAATCCCCTGATCCGGCGCGGCGTGGAGCTGGGGGCCAACGGCCGCCCCGAGGCCTACTGGATCGCCGAGCCCAGGGACAACCGGCCCCTGGCCGGGCTCGCCAGCTGCGACTTCCGCCGCGTGCCCCGCAAGACCGGCCACCGCTGGGGCTGCTTCCACCGCCGCCACGGCAAAATGCCCGAGCAGCCCCGGGGCGAGACCATCCTCTCCCCGGCCATGAAGCAGCTGGCGGACTTGTCCGCCTACGTGGACTCCGAGCTGGTGGGCGCGGTCATCGCGGCCTCGTTCACCGTGTTCCTGGAGGCCTCCACCGACGCCATGGGCTCCCGCATCGGGCTGGACGGCAAGGCCAAGACCGGCATGGTCCAGCCTTATCCGCAGGAGATCAAGCCCGGGCTGATGGTCACGGGCCAGACCGGGCACAAGCCGCACCTGCTCTCGAACCCCAGGCCGCCCCAGAGCTTCGACGCCTTCTACACCCGCATCCTGCGCGCCGTGGCCGCCTCCACCGGCCAGCCCTACGAGACCGTGGCCAAGGACTTCAGCAAGACCAACTACTCCAGCGCCAGGGCCGCCCTGCTGGAGGTCTGGAAGCTCTACACGCTCCTGCAGGACTGGTTCGTGCGCGGCTACCTGCGCCATGTCTGGGAGATGGTCCTGGAGGAGGCCTGGCTGCGCGGCTACCTGGCCGTGCCCGAGGGCAAGCCGGATTTCTACGAAGCCCGCACCGCCTGGTGCGCGGCCTCCTGGACCCGCCCGCCCCGCGGCCAGATCGACCCCGTGAAGGAGCGCGCGGCCGAGCAGATGGGCCTGGACAACCTCACCGAGTCGCTCACCGGCATCCTCTACTCGCGCGGGATGGATCCCGAGACCATGGCCCGCACCATCGCCCGCGAGCGCCGCACCTACGAGCGCCACGGGCTCAAGCCCTCGGTTTCCGGCGTGAAGGTGGTCCTCGGCAAGGAGCCGGAGGAAGAGGCCGTCCCCGGAGACGGCGAAGACGCGAACCAGGAGGAGCAGGACCAGTGACCGTGCACTCGCAGACCTTGTGGGCCTTGGAGCCCAAGCGCCTGGACGGCCTGTTCCGGGCCATGAAGGCCAAGGGCATGCCCGACGCCGCCTCCCTGGCGCAGCTGGCCGCCCTGCGCTCCAACGCGGCCGAGGAGCGTCTCTACGAGCGCCAGGGCGACCTGGCCGTCGTGGAGATGGCCGGGCCGCTCTGCAAGGACGGCGACTGGTGGTGGGGCTTCGCCTCCATGCGCCAGATCGCCAGGGCGCTCCGGCAGGCCGCTGCCGACCCCCTCGTGCGGGCCATCCTGCTGGACGTGGACTCGCCGGGCGGCACCGTGGACGGCATCGAGGAGCTGGCGTCCTCGGTCCGCGAGGTCGCGTCCCTCAAGCCTCTCTACGCCTACGTCTCCGGCATGATGTGCAGCGCCGCCTACTGGGTGGGCTGCCAGGCCCGGGAGATCGCTGCCCTGGCCACCTCGGATGTGGGCTCCATCGGCGTGATCATGACCCATTACGACTGGTCCGGGTTCGAGGAGAAGCTGGGCGTGGACGTCACCTACCTCACGGCCGGGAGGTTCAAGGCCATGGGCAACGCGTCCGAACCGCTTTCCGAGGAGTCCAGGGCCTACCTCCAGGGAGGCCTGGACGAAATCTACGGGCTGTTCCTGGACGCCGTCGCCGCCGGGCGCGGCGTTTCCCGCGAGGCGGCCCTGGCCATGGCCGACGGCAGGCTGTTCCTGGGCCGCCAGGCCCTGGAGCTGGGGCTCATCGACCGCATCGAGAGCCGCGAAGCGTTCATCAACCGAATCGTGCAGGAGGTGCACATGGACCTGACCAAGCTCAGGGCGGGCAAGACCGCCGAAACCGACGAGGAAAAGGACCAGGCGGTCGAGGAGCAGGAGCCGGACAAGGACGGCGAGGACGAAACTGACAAGGACCCCGTCGAAGCCGAGGACGGCGACGAGGAAAAGGACGTGAAGAAGGCCCGCAAGGCCGCCGCCGCCCGCGAACAGGTGCGCTGCCTGGGCATCATCTACGCCGTGTTGGGCGACGAGCTGGGCGGCAAACTGGCCTCGGTCATCAAGTCGGGCGTCACGGCCGGGCAGGTGCAGGCCATGGGCGCGCTCATGGCCCCCGGGGCGGCCGCAGGGGTCGGGAAGCCCGCCTCCCAGGCCATGCTGGGCGCCCTGGCGGGCGTCACCCAGGCCCCGCTCAATCCGGCGGCCGGTCCCGTGGCCGGTGAGCAGGACTTCGAGGCCCTGGTGAAGGCGGAAACGGACAAGGGGTCCAGCAAGGCCCAGGCCATGGCCAAGGCGGCCAAGGAACACCCCGAGGCCCACAAAGCCTGGATCGCCAGGCAGCAGAAGGGAGGCAAGTGATGGCGCACGTCAACGAATCCCGCCGCGCCTTCAGGGCCGGCGCGGCCCTGGACTCCAAGCGGATGGTCACCCTGGCCGGTGGCGAACTGGCCTACTGCGACCCGGGCGAGCAGCCCCTGGGCGTGCTGGAATACCCCGTCGCCACGGCCGGGGAGGCCGCCGCCGTCCGCCTGCTCAACGGCTCCGGCACCGTTGAGATCGAAGCCGTCGGCGCTGTGGCCGTGAATGATCAGGTGGTGACGGCGGCCAACGGCACGGTGGCCAAGGACTCCGGAGCCGGAGCCCGCACCCTGGTCGGCCTGGCCCTCACCGCCGTTGCCGACGGCGGCGTGGTGGAAGTGCTGCCCTACGGCTACGGCCACAACCTGACCTAACCGCACCGGCACGAGGAGGAACACCCATGCCCGGAACCAAAGCCGTCTTCCGCCCCGACCTGGGGGCGCTGGCCTTCGAGTACTCCATGCAGGCCGCCTCCATGGGCTTCATCGCCCCGCTGGTGCTGCCGCCCTTCTACACCCCGCTCAAGACCGCCCAGTACCCGGTGATCCCGGCCGAAGCCCTGCTCGATGTTGTGGATACCGAGCGCGCCCCCCGCAGCGCCTACGCCCGCGGCGACTGGGAGTTCGGGTCCGACGACTACAACTGCTCCGAGAACGGCTACGAAGAGATGGTCGACGACGCCGAGGCCAGGCTCTATCGCAACTACTTCGACGCCGAACTCCTGGCCACCTACCGGGCCATCTCCATCATCCTGCGCAAGATGGAAATCCGCTGCGCGGCCAAGGTGTTCAACGCGAACACCTTCGCCGGGCACGCCGTGGCCCACGCCTGGAACTCCTACGCCGACGCCGATCCCCGGGCGGACGTGATCGCGGGCATCGAGGCCATGCGCATGTCCACCGGCATCGAGCCCAACGCCCTCATCCTGGACAAGTCCGTGCTGCGCCACGTGTCCATGTGCGACTCGGTCATCGAGCGCGTGAAGTACTCCAACCCCGACGCCATCCGGGGCGACCTCACCGAGGCCCAGCTCAAGGCCTACTTCGGCGTGGAGAAGATCATCGCGGCCGGGGCCGTGAAGAACAACGCCCCCAAGAAGAAGACCAAGAACGTCCAGACCGTGTGGAGCCCCGCCATGGCCATGCTGGGCGTGGTCTCCGACGGCGGCCAGGACCTCAAGGAGCCCAGCATCGGGCGCACCTTCGTCTGGGAGGAAGACTCCCCGGAGATGCTCGTGGTCGAGACCTACCGCGAGGAGCAGACCCGCAGCGACATCGTGCGCGCCCGCCAGCACACCGACGAGTGCATCCAGTTCACCGGCGCGGGCTACCTGATGACCGGCGTCACCGCCTAGCGCAACGGAGCCGTGCCGTGACGTTCACACCGCTGGAATCCTCGCTGATGGCCATTGCCGCGTCCATCCTGGTGGGCGTGGCCGTGCACATCCTCACCCGAAACGCGTTCGTGAGCCATGCGCAGTGCCAGGAGCGCCGCAACGGGGTCTGCGCGGACATCAAGGCCCTGCAGGACGATCACGACAAGTCCCGGGAGGACCAGTCCCGCAAGACGGCCGTCCTGTTCCAGATGGTCCGGGCGCTCATCGTGCACAACAAGGACATGCCGGCGGACGTGAAGGAGCAGATCCTGAACAAGACCGCGGGAGGTGGCGAATGATCCTGCCCGACTTCTTCCTCAGGCTCATGGAGTTCGTCCTGCATTGGGAGGGCCTCGCCTACACCGGCGGCAGGAACGACAAGGGCGGCGCCACCAAGTTCGGCGTGTCCCTGCGCTTCCTGAAGGGCCTGCCGGTCCTGGAGGGCGACCTGGACGGCGACGGGGCGGTCACCTGGAAGGACGTCTTCTCCATGACCAGGGAGCAGGCCCTGGACCTCTTCTGGCGGCACTTCGGCCAGCCCCTCTACGTGGGGGCCTGGCCGTCCCCCCTTGCCGCGGTGCTGCTGGACACGGGCGTCAACTGCGGGCGCGGAAGCGCCGTTCGCTGGGCGCAGGCCGCCTGCAACGGCATGGGCGAGGCCCCCGCGCCTCTCCTGGTGGACGGCGTGCTCGGGCAGAAGACCCGCGCGGCCCTGTGCGCCGCCTGCCGTCTGCCGGGCGGTCCGGACGCCCTCGCCCGCGCGGTGATCGCCGCCCGGAAGGCCCATTACGACCGCCTGAACGCCACGGGCGACCCCGACTACACCGTCAACCACAAGGGCTGGATGCGCCGCGTCGCCTCCCTGGAGGCGTTCGTCGCGGGGCGGCCGTGGCGCATGGAAGACAAACCCTGGGAACGCACCCAGGCCGCCTAGGAGGATGTGCATGAACCCCAAACCGCTCTGGAAGTCCACGGGCGCCATGGGCAGCCTGTCGGCCGTGGTGGCCGCCCTGGTTGCCCTGGCGTCCGCCCTGGCGTCCCGCAAGGGCGTGGAGATCGACGGAGAGACGCAGGCCATGGTGGTGAGCCTGGTGTGCGCCGTGGGCGGGGGCGTGGCCGGGCTCATCGGCCGGATCAAGGCCGCCCAGCCCATCGGAGGTTCTGTGACGCCGGAGCGTCCCGATCCCTCCGTGTCGCGCACGGAAATCCTTCCCGACACGCCGTGGGAGAGGCCCTCCACCCCCACGGCGCACCCCGGCCCGCCCGTCGCGCAGCCCCCGGCCGGGGAGCAACCTGCCGTTCGCGGCCAGGGCGATCTCGCGGCCGCCCTGGCCATGCTGGCCGAGGCCCTCAAAACCCTGTCCCCTCCCGCCCAGACGGCGGTCGATCCCCCCGCCAACCCCCATCCCACGCCCGGAGGCCCCCAGTGAAACGCTCCCCCCTCTTCATCCTCGCCGCGCTCATCCTGCTCGCGGCCTCGCTGTCGGCCGGCTGCGCCGCGTCCGGCCCCTCCCCGTCCGCGCCCGAGGAGGCTGCCCGGCAGGCCGAGGCCTACCGGTACGGCATCACCTTCCTGCGCGAGTCCAAGGACGCCGTGGTGGCCCAGGTCGAGGCCGAGAAGGCCGCGAACCCCTCCAGAGCGGCCGAAATCGACGCAAGGCTCGGACCGGCGCTCAAGTACTACAGCTCCGCCGTGGACGCCTACGACGCCGCGGCCGCCCGCGAGAAGCAGGAGGCGTGGGACACGGCCCGGTTCCTTCTGACCGGTCTGGCCGACACCGCCCTTCGCGTGGGCGTGCCCCTGGCCGTCCAGTCCCTGACCAGGTGAGCCTCCCGGTGCTGATCGACGATCCCCGCGCCTTCGCCTCCGCGTTCGGAGGCCCCGCCCTCTACACCCGCCAGGGTGCGCAGCCTTCGGCCGTCTGGTCCTTCGTGGAGGACTGCGAGCCCTGGCGCGGCCTGGACCCCAACCTCTCCCGCGCCTGGGACGAGGGCTTCTGTCGTCTGGCCTGGGGCCGCCTTCTGGCGTCGGAGGTGCCCCAGGCCCCCTCCTGGGGAGACCGGGTGGAGCAGGAAGGCCAGGCGTGGCGGGTGGAGCAGGTGCTGCGCGAGGGCGGCATGTGGGTGCTGGGTCTCATCGCCTCGGCCATGGAGGTGGGCGTGGAGATCCAGGCGTGGGGCACGGTGCAGGGTTCGGACGGCTTCTCCCGCGCCGCCTGGTCCACCGTGGCCACGGTGCAGGGCGAGGTGTGGGCGCTTTCCGGCTCCGAGAGCGAGGAGCAGGGGGCCACACGGTCCGAGACCGTCTGGCGCGTGCGCATCCCCGCCTGGCAGGGGCTCACCCAGGGGCACCGCCTCAAGGTCGGCGAGCGCACCATGGGCGTGCGCCACGTGGACGACCTGGGCATGCGCGGCGTGGTGATGGTGGTGGAGGCCGTGGAAACCCTGGGCCGGGAGGCGCAGTGAACAACGTGCGCGTGGAGTTCTACGAGGACAAGGCCTTGCGGGACCTCAGGGGCATCGTCACCGAGCACGTGCTGCGCCTTGCCCGCAAGCTGGCCGAAACGATCCGCCGCAACGCCCCCAAGGGGCGCACGGGCAAGATGGCCAGGGGCATCCGCGTCTACCGCGACCGGGACGAGGCCGTGGTCCACGTGCCCAGGCCCGCGCGCTTCATCGAGCTGGGGCACGACGTGGTGGTGGACGGACGCAAGGTCGGGCACCGCCCGCCGCGCCCGTTCATCCGCCCGGCCATCATGCGCCTTGCCGGAGACTTCGGCGAATCCTACGGCGCGGCCGTGGGCGAATACGCCGGGGCCGCCGTGGGCACGGCCGTGGGCGCGGCCGTGGGCTACCGCTACGGCGGCGCGCTGGCCACCCGGTCCGTGGCCGCCTACGGGCGCGCCCAGGGCGCGAAGATCGGCCGCGAGGGCTGGACCAGGGCCGGGGCCAGGATCGCCGACATGGCCGAGGCCCGGTCCTGGCGCGAAAAGGCCGCCCACGCGGGCGGGGCGGCCGCGGAGCTTTCCCGCTACGTCACGGCCCGGCGCTGGGGCGACCGGTGAGGGCCTTCGTCTCCGCCCTGGCCGCCCGCTGGGCCGGGTGCATGCCCCAGGAGTGCCCGCTGTTCGACGGCGAGGCCCCCCACGGTCAAGCCCTGCCCTACGGCCTGTTCCACCTCCCGGCGGCCATGCAGGACTACACGTTTTCCGGTCCCGGCGTCCGGACGGCCTTCGTCCAGCTGGACCTCTACGCGCCGCGCGACGCGGGCTGGGACCTGTTCGAGCGGCTCACCGGGACCTTCGACGACTGCGCCATGCCCGTGGAGGGCCTGGAGCTTCTGCGCATGGAGCGCGGGGCCTGGCATCGGGAGACGGACCAGGGCGCGGCGCGCTTCGTGGTCTCCTACACCGTGCAACTTCAACCCCTGTAAGGAGGGAACCCCATGGCCACCTATTCCGGCCGCAACGCCCGCGTGACCCTGGGCGACGGCGCCACCGAGAAGATCATCATGGAGCTGGGCACCTGGAAGGTGTCCATGAAGGCCAACGAGGTGGACACCTCGGCCTTCGGCGACGGCTGGGGCAAGAGCGACGTGGGCATCATGAACTGGTCCGGCTCCCTGGACGGCAACTACGACCCCAAGGACGCCGACGGCCAGGCGGTGCTGGAGGCGGCCTTCAAGTCCGGTCAGCTGATCCAGGACATCAAGTTCTACCTCAAGCACCAGGCCACCGGCGAGGTCGTGTTCTTCGAGCCGGACACCGTGTCCGACGCCAACGCCGGGGTGCGCATCACCGCCCTGGACGTCAGCGTGGACAAGGCGGGCGTGGGCAAGATCTCCGCCACCTTCTCCGGCTCCGGCCCCTGCAAGAAGACCATCGAGACCCGGCCCTAACCCGGGCCACCCCAAGGAGGCAGCATGCGACTCATCGACAAGAAGGCGGTCTGGTACCCGGTCCCGGGCGACCCCGACGGGGCCAGGGTGGAGGTCAAATACCTCACGCCCGGCGAGGAAGACGACATCCGGGAGAAGATGCGCCCCTTCCGCCAGACCATGAAAGCGGCCCCGGACGGCACCCTCCAGCCCGAATACGAGGCCAACGCCAACATGGGCGACCGGCGCTACGCGTTCATCGTGGCCGCCGTGTCCAACTGGGAGGGCTTCCACGACGAAAAAGGCCAGCCGCTCTCCTGCACGGACAAGAACAAGATCCGGGTGTCCCGCGACTGGGAGGGCTTCGGGGCGTTCATCGGCGAATGCCGCAGGGACCTGGCCGAAAAGGTCCGGGCGGAGTCGGGGCGCGAGCTGGGAAACTCCGCGAGCACGTCCGACGCCTCCTAGAGCGGCCGGACTGCGGCTATTGCCGGGAAATCCACGGCCGCAGGGGGGAGGAGCCGGACTGCACGGCATGCACGCCCCCCCTGTGGCCGGTGAACCGGGACGCAGCCAGGGTCTACCTGGCGTGCAGGCGGCAGCTGATCTTCGCCGGGATGGGGCGGCCCGTGGACATCAACCACCTGGCCGTGCACGAGGCCATGCGCCTCTTCCGGGTGCGCGACGCCGTGGACTGCTTCGAGAAGGTGCTGGCCCTGGCCGGGGAGCGCATCGCGGAGATGAACGAGCAGGCCGGGGACTAGTCCAGACGGCCCAGGGCCTTGGCTGCCAGGATGGCGGCCTTCCCGGCCCCCCGGGCCACGTCCGGACCCTGGGCGCGCACGAGGCGGATCACCCGGGCCAGCAGGAGCCACGCTGTCCAGACCAGGGCGAGCGGCAGGCACCAGAGCGCGGCCTGGCCGACCAGCAGGGCGAACGGGAACGAGGGCGAAGCGGAGACGAATCCGGCCGCCAGGAGGAATCCGGTGAGGAACCAGACCGCCAGCAGCACCGCCCAGAGCGCCTTGAGAACCTTGCTCATGGTCGAACCCTCCGTGATCGTATCGGACGCAGTAAGCATGCCGGTCGCGAGGTTTGCAACATTTAGCGTGCCCGGGAGGGATGCCTAGTGCGCCTGGGCAACGTCACCGTCGGCGTCGCGGCCGATTACGGCCAGCTGGAGCAGGATTTCCGCGACGGCAAGGAACGCTTCGCCAAGCACGGCCAGGATCTGGCCCAGGCCGTGGGCGACGGCTTCACCGCGGCCAAGAGCAAGGCCAAACAGGCCGGGCAGGACATGGCCCAGGCCCTCGGCGAAGGCCTCGCCAAGGCCAGGGACTACCTGACGGACATGGAGCGGGAGACCGAGGAGTTCCTCTCCCGCAACAAGGGCAAGATCGCCCTGGCGGCCGCGGCGACTGCCGGATACTGGGCCTACTCCAACCCCGACGAGGCCCGGCGCTACTACAGCCAGATGTCCGAGGCGGCCTCCCAGGCCGCGGGGCGCATCTCCTCCGGGTTCGAGGCCGCCTACGGCAGCCTGACCCGCCAGGGCCAGGACATGGCCGCCAACTTCAAGGCGGCCATGGGCGACATGGGCCGGTCCGTTGCCCAGGCCGCTGGGGACATCTCCGGCGGGTTCGGTCAGGCAGGGCAGGAGGCGGCGAAGTACTTCGTCCAGGAGTTCCTGCGCGGGGCCTCCGACGTGTTCCTGAAGCTCGGGCAGCAGGCCGTGACCACGGCCGCCGACCTCGGGGCCATGTCCGGGGTCACCGGACAGTCCGTGGAGGAGCTTTCCGTCCTGAAGCGCTACGCCGACGACACCGGCCAGAGCCTGGAGTCCATGGCCGCGCGTTTCCGGGCGCTCACCGAGGCGACCACGGGGCAGTCGGACGCGGCCCGGCTGGCCAGGGAACAGCTGGCCGCCGTGGGCATCGACGTCCGGGACTCCCAGGGCAACCTCAAGAACGCCGGACAGCTCTGGGTTGAGCTGGCCGACGCCACCAGGAGCTGGTCCGCCGCCGGAGAGGACGCGGGAAAGCGCCTGGGCGTCCTCCAGAACATCATCGGAAGCGTGGACAAGGAGACCCTGGCGCTCCTGAACGAAGGGGGCGGGGCCAACCAGACGCGCCTGGAGGAGGCACGGCGCATCGGCACCATCTACACCAAGGAGATGGCCGACAACATGCGCCGGATCCAGAGCGAGCGCCGGGCCGAAGCGGCCGAGGAGAAGGCCTGGGCCGAGCGTAAGGCCATGCTCTGGGCGCAGCTCGGGGCCGATCTCAACGCCCTGGCCCATCAGGTGGAGTGGGGCCAGACCACCTTCGTGGAGGCCGTCACCACGGCCTGGGACCGCGTGGGCACGTTCGTGGGCGACTGGATCGAGATGCTCAAGGGCTATTACCAGGGGTTCCTGACCTTCACGCGCGACACCCTGGCCCAGTTCGGCGAAAGCATGGTCCCCGCCTGGCTGGAGAACGCCGTGCGAAACGGCCCCGGCCCCAAGGGCGTGGTCCCCGCGCTTTCGGGACGGACGCCGGACGGCACGCCCCTGCCCAACGCCACGCCCCCCGGCTCCATCAAGCCGCCCTCGCCGCTGGCCCCTCCGCCGGGCGGCAAATCCGGCGGGGACTCCGGGCTGGACCTCAAGAAGCACATCGACTCCCTCTCCGGGGCGGCCCTCTCCGAGCAGGCGGCCCTGCTGGGGGACAAGTACGGCTCCAGGGACCTGGCCGCCTGGAAGGACTACGCCAACGAGATCAACGAGCTCACCAAGAAGCTCCAGGCCTACGAGGGAGCCAACAAGGAGGCCCTGGAACGGGCGGGCTGGTACTGGGCCACCTACCGCCTGGGCATCAAGCTGGCGGGCAACGAGATCGAGCACGCCCGCGATGTGCTGGGCTCCTACGGGGCTTCCCAGGCCAAACTGGGCGATCTGCTTGGCGACCCGTCGCACGCCGTGGAGGGCAAGCTCAAGCAGCTCTCCGTGAACTTCGCCAAGGAATACGACGCCATCGCCGGGGACGCCAGGCGCAGCGAAGAGGAGAAGGGGCGGGAGATCGCCACGCTCCACCGCCGCGCCGCCGAGGAGCGGTTCCAGATCGAGAACGCGGCCCTGGGCGACCTGGCCAGGCTGGACGAAGGCTACATCGCCCGGAAGATGCAGGGCATCGACGCCACCCTCGACTACCTGCGCAAGCGCGGCGTGGACGAATCGGCCATCCGCGCCGTGGAGGCCCGCAAGCTCGACGAGCTGAACAAGCAGGCGCTGGAGGCCCGCATCGGCACCGAGGAGAGCTTCGGGGCCTATCTGGCGGATCGCGTGGCCCTCAATTCCGGCCTCTACAGGAGCGCCCAGGGCCAGATTGTGGAGACCTGGCGGCAGACGGCCGACGCGGTGACGAAGGGCATAGGCGGCGTGGCCGACGCGGTGAACTGGACATTCGGCCAGATCGGCGGAGACGCCCTCACCGGCAAGCTCAAGGAGGCCGGAAACTACGTCCAGCAGTTCCTGGCCCAGCTCAAGCAGGCCTTCTCCTCCTTCTTCACGGACCTCCTGAAGATCGGCACCGACAAGTACCTCTTCAGACCCGCCCTGGAGGCCCTCTTCGGCACGGGCGGCTCCGGGTCCCGCTCCGGCGCCTACGGCCTGGTGAACGGAGACACCGTCTCCGCCGTGGAGTCCGCCGCCGGGAGCGCAGGCCTGCTGGGCGCGTTCACGGGCGCCCTGGGCGCGCAGCGCATCACCAGCTCCCTGCCCACCTCCAACGCCATCTCCCTGCTGCTGGGCGAGGACGTTTCCGCCCGGATGGGGCTCCGGGGTTTCGGCGTCCCGGCCGCGTCCTTCGGGGCCGGGACGCCCTCCGCCGTGATCGCCGGAGCGGGCGGGGCTTCCGGCGCGACGGTTCCCGGCGTCTCCCTGGACAGCTTCGCGGCGTCTTCGGGCATGCGCATGGTCGCCCTGGACGGCGTGACCTACGCCGTGGCCCGGGACGGCTCCATGACCGCCGTGGGTCAGGCTTCCGGGAGGGCGACGGTCCAGGGGCGGCAGTCCGGATCGTCCGGGAACTTCCTGGGGGACCTGATCAAGGGCAGCCTGGGCAAGGAATCCGGCTGGGTGCAGAGCCTCAACCAGTGGGGCTACGACAACTTCGGCCTGGGCTCGCTCGTCTCCGGCTATTCGTCCAGTGCGGTCTCCTCGGCGTCCACGGCGTTCTCGTCGGGCATGGCCGGGTCCGACATGACGGGCTATCAGGCCCTCATGGCCGGGGACCGGGCCGCCGTGTCCTCGCTCAATTCCTCCGGGCTCACCACGTCGGTCACGGGCGGCCTGGGCACGGCCGCGTCCGGAGCGCTCATGGGCGCGGGCCTGGGCTACGGCGTCTCCAGCCTGATCTACCCCAACGGCACGGGCACGGTGGGCGGCACCGTCGGCGGCGCGCTGGGCGGGGCCGCCGGGGCCATCGCGGGCACGTCCTCCATGCTGGCCGGGACCGCCCTGGGCAGCGTGGCAGGCCCCGTCGGCGCGGTGCTGGGCGGCGTGGTGGGCTCTCTGCTCACCGGCTCCACCACGTCCGAGACCTCGCTCACCGGCGAGACCGGGGCCACGGTGACCGTCACCGCGCCCCTCTCTTCCGTCCTCTCCGGCTGGGCATCCAACCGGACCACCACCTCGGGCCTGTTCGGCTCCTCGGAGACCACGCACAACAAGCAGTGGACCAGCCTGGATCCGGCCCTGGCCAAGGCCTGGAACACCGCCTGGACCAGGGACAGCTCCAACGTCCGCTCCCGCGCCCAGGACCTGGGCATGGACCTCTCCTCCTGGTCCACCTATTCCTTCCCGCTCTCCTTCGACATCAACTCCGGCGTGGTGGCCCAGGCCTCCTCCAACGTGGCCACCAACATGTCCCAGGTGGTCATCACGGCCAACGACCTCAGGGACGCCTTCGACGACGTGGCCCGGGGCGGGGAAGACTACTACACCGAGCTGGAGCGGATCTCCGCGGCCTACGCCGCCGGGTCCATCGCCGCGGACAAGGCGGGCACGTCCCTGGCCGCCCTGACCGGCTACCTGAATGTGGTCTACCAGGGGGAGTGGGTCTCCCAGGCCTCCGACATCATGGGCGGGCTGGAGGACGTCACCAGCGCGTTCTCCATCCTGCAGAAGTACACCATGACCACGCAGGAGCAGTGGCAGGCCTCCCTGGAGGGCTACGCCTCCAAGGCCGCCGTGGCCATCGCCCAGCTGGGCGAAGCCGGGGTGACGCTGGAGAACTTCTGGGACCGCTACGAGGAGGCGGCATCCGGCGGGCTCGACCCCGAGACCTTCGCCAAATGGGCCAACGCGGCCGATTACATGGCCCAGTTCTCCTCCACGGAGCAGCAGGCCGTCCAGCTGGTCCAGGCGGCCAACCAGACCCGCCTTTCCTCGCTGCAGGCCGAGCTGACCCTCATCAACACCCAGAAGGTGATGGTGGACGGGCTGCTCACCAGCGTCTCCAGCGCCTGGTCCACCTTCTCCGGGCTGGCCGATTCCCTGGAATCCACGCTGCAGAGCCTGTCGTGGAACACCACGCTCTCGGGCAAGAGCAACCGAAGCGTGCTCTCGGAGATGGAAGCCCACTACAACCGGCTCCTGGCCAAGGTGCAGGGCGAGGGGCCGTCCTCGCCCACCTATTCCGGCGACGTCTCCAGGCTGGCGGGGTTCGCCTCCACCTACCTGTCCAAGTACCACGACGTGTACGGGTCCTCCGCGACCTATTACGGCGTCTACGAAAGCGTGACCGACACCCTGGAGTCCCTGGAGGCCTCCACGCGCTCCGAGGCGGACATCCTCCTGGAGCAGCTCGAGGTGCAGTACGACCAGGTGAACGCCATCCAGGCCGAGGTGGACCAGCTGACCCTCGCCAACGCCAACCTGACCATCCTGGCCGGGTCCATCCAGACGGCCGGGCAGGCCATCGCCTCGGCCCTCTCCGCCCTGGGTGTGGACAGCTCCTACACCGACCCCATCGTGGCCGCCGTGGCCACGGCCGACGCCGCCATCGCCGCGTCCGCCTCGGACGGCCCGCCCGCGTCCTCCGGCGCCCAGGAGGCCGCCTGGACGGCCGAGGACGCCCTGAACCTCTACAACGCCCTCAACCAGTCCATGTACGGCACGCCTTCCGCATCGCCGTGGCTCGGCGAGTTCGCGGGAGGGGGCAGCGTCACCGGCCCGGGCAGCTTCCTGGTGGGTGAGCGCGGCTTGCCGGAGATCGTGACCATCGGCGCGGGGTCCACGGCCCATGTGCGGTCCAACAGGGACGTGCGGCAGGCCGTGGGGATGGACAGCGATGCGATGATCGGCGTCTCCCGGGCGGGCTTCACGGCCATCGTCCAGGAACTGCGGGAGCTGCGCGCCATGAACGTGCGCACCGCCTCGGCGCTGGAACGTCTGGCCTCGAGGGTGCAGTGATGCTCGTCTACCTGCTGGAGCTGGACTATCTGGACCCCGCCTCCGGGGAGACCGGCACGCTCTGTTTCACCACGGCCGGAGGAGGCTGGTGCTCCGGCCCGGCCGACGATCCCCCCGACCGGTTCTACGAGCCGCGCCTGCAGGTGGCGCTCAACTACGAGCGCCGGGTCTTTCGCGACGGCATCACGCCGGGATGCGGGGAGGGCGGCTACGGCACGGCGACCATCGCCATCCCGGACGGCCGCCTGGACCACTACAAGCGCCTGTGCTTCGACAACAGGGGCGTGCGCTCCCTGGCGGGCGACCGCGCCTGGCCGCGCTCCGCGTTCAGGCCCCTGGTGACGGGCCTTGCCGCCGCGCCCGAGTTCCACCAGCAGACCATGACCGTCAAGCTGCGCGACTACGTGCAGCGCTACCGCAACCCCCTCTCGCGCAACGTCTATCTGGGCAACAACGCCGACGGCGTGGGCGTGGAAGGCGACACCGAACTCATGGGCAAGACCAAGCCCATCGCCCTGGGCAGGCTGCGCGACATCCCCCTGGTGCTGGTGAGCGAGTCCGACGACATCTACCAAGCGCACGACGGCCCGATGCAGGCCTTCGAGGCCCTGCGCGCCGACGGCGTGCCCCTGGACATCCTCCAGGACTGCGCGGACCTGGCCGCCCTGCGCGCCGCCGCCGTCTCCGGGGGCCAGGCGGTCACCTGCGCGGCCCTGGGCCTGCTGCGCGCCCCCGGGCAGGCCTCGGCCACGCTCACGGCCGACGTGCGCGGGGCGAAATTCGGCGGCGTCTACGTGGAGGACCTGGCCGGGCTCCTGCGCGCCGTGTCCGCGCACCTGATCCGCATGCCGCGCACCAACCTGATCCGTCACAGCGAGGCTCTGGGCAACGCCGTCTGGGCAGCATCGGGTCTTACGGCGGCCCCGGATGCCTCGGTGGCCTTCCCGGGCTCCATGTCGGTCTGGCGGCTCACCGAGGGGACCGGGACCGGCGGCCACCTCCTCGCCCAGACCCTGGACTGCGCCACGGGCATCCACTGCTTCAGCGTGCACGTGCGGCCCGCCGGGCGCTCGCGCGTGCTGCTCCGCGTGGCGCGCTCCGGCAACCCGGCGGACAACGTGGCCGCCTTGTTCGACATCACCGCCGAGGGCGGGATGGTCCTGGAGATCCAGACGAACGGCAGCGCCCTGGGCGGGGCCTACGACGAGGACGGCTGGCTGGCGGACGCCTGGGTGGACGCCCTGCCGGGCGGCTGGATCCGGTGTAGCGTGGCCGGGCAGCCTTACGCCGGGCAGTTCGCCCAGCTTACCGCCTCCCTGGAGTTGCTCGCGGACGACTCCGCGCAGTCCTACGCCGGGGACGGCTCCTCGGGCGTGCACGCCGCCGGGGCGCAGCTCGAGCTTGCGGCCTCGCCGTCACGCTACGCCGGACCCACTGCGCTGGACGCCGTGACCGCCTACGACCCGGAAGAGGAGATCGCCTTCGATGAGGATTCCCTGGCGGCCCTGGCCGCAGCCTGCCCCCAGCCGGTGGGTTTCTTCACGGCCGCTGGCAGCGCGGACACTGCCGCCGAGGTCTGCGACGCCCTGTGCGGCGGCCTGCAGGCCGGGTGGGGCTTCACCCGGGCGGGCCTGTTCCGGGCGGGCCGCCTGCGGGCGCTCACGGGCTCGGAGCCGGTCAAGGCCGTCTTCACCCGGGACACCATCAAGGAGGACACCCTGGACTGGTCCGCGCCGTTCTCCAGCGCGGACGGCGCGCCGCCCTACCGGGTGTCGCTCTCCGGAGTCCGCAACTGGACGGTGCGCCGGAAGAGCGAGCTTGCGGAGATCGTGGCGGAGCAGTCCCCGGCCTACGCCCGCTGGGCCGGTGAGGAGTACCGCACGGCACGGCGCGAGGATCCTTCCGTGCTGGCCAGGCATCCGGCGGCCTGCGCTCTGGCCTTCGTCTCGCAACTGGCCGTGCTCGCCGACGTGAACGCCCAGGCCCGGGCGCTCTTCGCATTCTACGCCTCGGGCCTGGAACGCTTCACTTTCGCGGTGGTGATGAACCGGGAGTCCGGCGTCTTCGACCTGGACTTCCTCGACGTGGTGACCGTGGTCTACGACCGCTTCGGCCTGGACGAGGGGCGCAACTTCCTGGTGCTGGGCGTCACCGAGCAGGAGGAGCTGGACGAGGCGGTCATCGAGGTGCTCGGATGATCATCAGGAACTGCATGCTCTGCTGGCCGGACTACTGCGCCAGAGGGACGCTTTCCGGCGGCAGCTGGCGGGCCTCCCTGCCCGCATCCAACCTGCAGACGGACTACCTGGGCCAGGTGGCCCGCACCACCGACGCCCAGGACGGCTCGGGCGCGGTGCGGCTCGCTTTCGACAAGCGCCGCGAGGTCCGGGCCGTGGCGCTCGTCAACCACAACCTCTCCCTGGACGCCACCATCCGGCACATCCTCTACGAGGACGCGGCCTGCACCTCCGTGGCCTACGACAGCAAGGCGCTCCCCGTGTGGCCTCGCTGGTACGACAGCGTCTCCAGGCGCTGGTCCACGCCCGGATGGTGGAAGGGGCAGATCAGCGAGGAGGAGCTGGCGCGCATCGAGCGGCCCCTGCATTTCCGGCTCCTAGAAGCGACCCTGGCCGGGAAGGCCATGGACGTGATCCTCTCGGACCCGGGCAATTCCAGCGGGCACCTCCAGGCCGGACGCCTGGTCGTGGTCGAGGACTGGACCCCCAGGATCAACTTCTCCTACGGGGCCAGGCTGCGCTGGGTGGACCCCTCCGCCACGACCATCGTCGGGAGCGGCACCCGGCATTTCCAGCGCAAGACCAAGTACCGCCGCGCGGAGATCAGCCTCAAGGCCATGCGCCACGAGGAGGCCGTCAACAAGTTCCTGCGCATGCAGCGCGAATGCGGCATCAGCGAGCCGTTCCTGTTCATCTTCAACAGCGGCGACGAGCAGTACCTGCAGCAGACCGCCTTCCTGGCCCGGTTCGCGGACACCGCATCGATCGGCTTCGATGCGCCGGGCCTGGCGTCGTCGGACACCATCGTCATCGAGGAGGTCGTATGAGCCTGCCGGAAGCGGTCCAGCGCCTGCTGGGCAAGTTCTGGAACGCCGATCGCAAGACCGAGGCCAATCCCGGCGGCTTCGGCGGCAACGGCCACGAGGAGGGATTCCCGGACGCCCTGGTGGACGTTGGCGAGGCCTGCCGCTTCGCCGGTGAACAGGCCGACGTTGCCCGGGGCTATGCCCAGGACGCGGCCGCAGCGGAGGCCCAGTCCGACGCCTGGAAGGATCTGGGATGGGTGGTGGAGTACGTGGGCCCGGCCACGTTCACGGCCGTGGGCGACGTGACCGGGCACTTGGCAGCGGGCCGGGCCGTGCGTGCCGATCTGGGCGCGTCGCTGGCCCGTTCGCACGTGGCGGCGGTCGAATACGCATCGGCAACCGGGCTGACCACGTGCAAGCTCGTGGATGCCGTGCTCACTCCGGCGCTTGCCGGCGTCGCGCTGGGGCAGGACCCGGCGAACGCGCCGCGTGTTGCATACGGCAAAGTGCGGCGATTCACCTTCGGATAAAAGGAACGCATCATGGCCCTGAAAAACTATGCGCTGAACAGCGTCGCGGTGTCCCAGGAAACGGATTTGGTGGTTCCGGCGGCCGACAAGGAATTCGAATCCGCCGGGCTCATCATCTGCAACAACGAAGCGACCAACGTGGCCGCCATCCTCGTCAGGCTCACGACCTCGGCCAACGCGTCCAAGGGCATGATCTGGCGGGGGACACTGGCCGCAGGGGAACCGTTCTTCGTCGATTCAAAGGTGGTCATTGCAGCCTCGGCGAGCCCGGACAAGGTGCGGGTCATCTCCGACCAGGCCAACGTGTCCTTCATCTTCAGCGGCGACGAGAGCTAGCCATGGGCGTCAAGGCGACTACCTGGCGGCAGACCATCCAGGGCGGCAAGCAGCTGTTCAGGCTGTATCCGTCCAGGGGGAACCAGACGCTCACGGGGACGGTCACGCTCCCTTCGACGCTGAACGGCCCGATCCAGGTCACACCTTTCGACACGCTCACCCTGAACGGGGCCACGGTGACCGTGGAAAACCCCTGCCGGGGGCACATCCTCTACTGCAAGAACCTGATCGTGACCGGCGCGGCCGCCATCATCCACATGAACGGGAAGGGGTGCACGGGCATCGACTGGGAGAACTACGACCTGGACATCCCGGCGGCCATCGCGCTCGCCTCGTTGACGTCCAATGCCCGGACGCTCCTCCAGCGGTTTCTGCGCGCAGGCTGGTACCTGGGAGACCCGCAGCTTTGGAAGGATCACGCGGGTGTGGTCCAGGCCGTCCTTACAGCCGGGGCCAACAAGATCATCGACAAGACGCTGTTAGGCGCTGGCGGGTATTTCGCGGCCCTGTCCGGCTGGTATTCGGGCTGCATGGGCGGCGCGGCAGGGGCTGCCGGGACCGGCGGTCCTGGTGGAGGGGGCGCGGGAAGCGCCTATTGCGGCATCAACTACGTCCAGTGGGGCGGTATCGGCGGCAAAGGACGGCCCTGGCGCGGCGGGTTCGGGGGCCAGGGAGGGCCAAGCTGCCAAAGCCAGGGCCTGAGCGGCGATCAGAACCGCCAGGGGAGTCCGGGCGGCGTCCTGGTGGTTGTCGTCGAGAATGACGTCACGGTCGGGCCTGGCCTGACCATAGCGGCCAACGCCCTGCCCGTCACCGGGGGCACCAACGAAACCGGCGGATGCGGCGGGGGGCGCGCCAAGCTGCTCTACGGGGGGGCGCTCACGGGCACCCCGACCATCACCGCCAACGGCGCAGCCGGACAATCCGGCAACTGCTCGCCTGCCGCCGGGGGGGCGGGCAAGGCCGACTCTTCAACCTTCACCGCATGGGGGCTTTAATGGGTGTCGTGATCCTGCATTCTCCGTATGACGATGCTTCCAGGGCTTTCGTGGCCTCTCTGGGGGTGGACATTCCACAGGGCGAGGACGTGATGCTGGACGTGGACGGGATCGGCGTCCGCATCGTCTCCGACCACGCGCGGTGCGTCGGCATCAACCCGACGTTTCGCGCCTACCCGGTGCTGCTCTACACGCTGGGGCAGGACACCTACCAGCTGGACGCTCCGACAAGCTGGCAGCAGTGCCTGGAGTTCATGGACGATCCATTCGGCGACGCCGACAGCGGCTTGGCCCGGATGAGCAAGCTCGACTTCCTGGACCTCTTCACCCAGGCCGAGCTGGAAGCCCTGAAAGGCCTGGAAGCGTCCGTGCCGTCCGTGGCCGTCTTCTGGGAGAAGTACCGGGCCGCCGAATACATGAACCTGACCGATCCGCGCACGGTGGCCTCCATCCGGGCGCTGGAAACGGCCGGACTCATCGCCGCCGGGCGCGCCGACAGGATTCTCGCCGGAGAGGAGCCGTAAGCCATGGTGAGGATCAGACGCTACTTTTGGAACGTGCTTCTGGGGCTGGACCAGTTTCTTTCCGTGCTCACCGGGGGCGACCCGGACGAAACGGTGTCCTCGCGAGTGGGCAAGGCGGCAGTGGCCGGGAGCCGCATGGGCCTGGCCCTGGAGTGGTGCCTGGACCACGTGTTCGGGGCCGGGCACTGCCGCAGCTCGATCGAGCCGGATGAGGGAGGAGGGAAGGTGGTTCCCTGGTAGATGCTGGATCGTCAGATGGTCTGCTCTTCCAGGGCGGACCTAACCCTGGCGACCACAGCCTCGATATCCTGCCGCACCTCGTGCTCCCATATGCGGACAACGCTCCAGCCGGTTGATGAAAGCTGTTCGTTGACCAGTGCGTCGCGGGCAACGTTGCGGGAGATCTTGGCTTCCCAGAAATCGTGATTCGCTTTGGGCTGCTGGAAGTGAACGGGGCAACGGTGCCAGAAGCAGCCATCAACAAAGATGACCACGCGGCGGGACGGGAAGACGATGTCCGGTTTCCCCGGAAGACCATGCCCGATGCGGTAGCGGTGTCCAAGTCTCCAGAGACGCTTTCGCAGCTTCTGTTCCGGCTTGGTGTTCTTCCCTTTGATGGCGGACATGCAGCGGTGCCGCTGTTCCTCGGTGAGGACATCGGTCCGGTCGCTGTTGTCCTGCACGATCAGTCCTCTTCTTCCTCTGGCAGGTGGATTTCGATTTCAGGTCCAAATGGGAGCACTTCAGGCGAGATCGAAAATCCATCCGGGGTGACACCCTCCGGCAGAGTTGCGAGAGTATGGAGTAAGGAGGCAGCAAAGCCAGACAGATTTTCTGCTATCCTTAGCCGGGCGGAGTCTTCTTCAAGAGCATACACACGGTAAAGATCGTAGCGTCGTCCTTCATCCGACATTTCCCGCAACTCAGCCATGGAAACATGCAGGGGGCGCTCATGAGGGCCGGCTGTTGATTTGACATCCAGCCTGATCTCGTTGCCGGAATTGTCCTCAATCGTAAAGTCATATGGAGCGACGGCGTTCGTGTCGGAAACCCAGGTGTGGCGCCGGATTGATCCTGAGCGGGTCTGCAAGAAAAACCAGGAGTTGATCAGAGCCTCGCCATCCCTGCCAACGGCCTCCGCATTGAGCCGGGCGCGCCGCAGGGCTTCCTGGTTCATCGTGGTGCCGGAACGACGTCTGAACAGGCGTTCTGTACCTTCAACACCACCTAAGGCAGCATCCTCGATGGCTTCATCCAATGTGAATTCAAGAGCCGGATGCGAATCGGTAAGGCCTGCGGCATCAATTAATCCTTCAAGCTCTGTAGTAGACAGAGGGATCATGCTGGCACTACCTAGCCTGTCATTGAGTATCCTGTGTAGAGAAGTGTCTTCATGATGTGATGCGGCAACGAATAGAATGCGAGCTGATGATGGTATTATTTCTCCTGAAAAATCAAACACAACAAAGTCACCTGGGGTAAGTGGGTCAAATCTATCCTCAGAAACAATCCGAGGGATCAGCTCTCCATTGAGTCTCCAGTTTTTATACCCTTCACCATTCTTAGTAATTTTTCTCTGAAGTCGAAGGGCACCACTTAAGCCTGGACCTAGTAGCATAATATCTAGACCAAAGCTGCCAGATATTCCAGTTTCAGTATCTGGAAGAGCTGGGAACAAGGACCTAATAAACACATCCTTGTTTAGGTTTATGGCTTTTTGATTTCCAGCATGAAGTGTTTCGTGTTGATGCTGGAAGAAGGTGAGATCAGACCGACTAAGCCTCTTCAGAGCGATTTTGCCTGACACTTCAGCCTCGCAGGGTTTTGAGCATGACTTCCGCAAGTGCCTTGGCCATGAGCGGGGGCACAGCGTTGCCGATTTGTCTGAAGCCGGGATTCATGGGACCGATGAACACAAACCCGTCCGGGAAGGACTGCAGTCTTGCCGCCTCCCGGACGGAGATGGTCCGGGCCTGACTGCTGTCGTAGTGGATGTGGGAATAGCTGTCCTTGCCAAGGTGGGCCATCAGCGTTCTTGCAGGCTGGTCAGCCTCCATCTTCCGCCACTTGTTGGGGAATTTTCCAGGATCATAGGGGGGGACGGTCTCGTCCCAGAGGCGCTGGTGTTCCCTGGACCCTTTGGCCGGGGCCTGTCCTTTCGCCTGCAACGCGGCGAGCTTTTCATTGAAAAGGTCGATGGCGTGACGATACGCCTCAGGGTACTGGTCTCCGGCGTTCATCCGGGCAAAGATGGCATAGTCCCTGGGCAGGAACCGGATCACATGGTCTTTGATGCCGACTTGGTTCTCAAACCCGGGCCAGGACCGCATGAGTCTGCCGTACTCGGTGATCTGCCGGGACTCTTCATATGGCCAGAGCATGTCGAACCGGCGGGGACCCTTCTTCAGTTTTCCCTTCAGGTGGTCCCGGATGGGGGGGAGATCCTGCAGAGCCTCCCGGGCCGTAACAGCCGGGGGCAGCCCGGGGGTGCCTTTGGGCGTGGGGACGAAACGGGAATTGTCCTCATTAAGGCTGTCGCGGTCTGGTTCAGGCAGGAATTTGAGCGCGACCTGCCGGGACCCTTCGTAGCCTTTGGGGAGCACGTGGCGGTGCGTCGGCTCGGGGAAGAGCACCTCTTCAGTAACACCGGCCGCATAGCCGATCAGGAAGGCCCTCTCGCGCATTTCAGGGACGCCGTAATGGACGGCGTTCAGCAGCGTGTAACGGCATGTGTAGCCAAGATCCTCCAGGACCTCGCAGATCTCCTCGTAGATGTTGTGGCCGCCGTGGTTGAGGACGTCTGGCACATTCTCAACCAGAAGAGCCACCGGCTTGAGCTGTTTGATGTACTCCAGGTAGCGCAGGTAGAGGTCGCTGCGTGGGTCCTTTATGAAGGCGTGGGGGTGCTCGGCAACCTCGCGCAGCTTGGCGCGGCCCACGCGGGCGAACGCCTGGCAGGGCGGGCCGCCCACGATGACGTCAATGGCAGCCTCCGGCTCGTCAAAGCCCATTTCCTGCATGAACGGATGAGGCTCGGTGAGGACGATGTCGCGGCTCCGGGCGTGGCGGTTCCGTTCGTTCTCTTCGAGATGTGGGTAGAAATTGAGAGCATGGGAGGCAGCGGCGACCGGGTCCATCTCGATGGCGGCGCAGAGCTTGTACCCGGCGGAATGAAAGCCCAATGAGATGCCGCCACAGCCTGCAAAAAGATCAAGGACGCGAGGAGCCCCTCCGTTTTTCAGACGGTCAATTTTTCGTTTGATTTCAAGGGACATCGATAAATCTCCAGAAACATGGCGCGCGAAGTCTCCCCAAGTGTTGGGTTCATGGGGAGTTACCATCGAGAGGAGTGGGAGTCAAAAAGCTAAGGAGTGAATAGTCGCGATGTTGAAAGAAGGGGCATGGCGGCAAACGCGAGAGTCTGCGTTGGAGAGGATGCCATGGCTCATCAGAATCACAACGATTAAACTCCAGGCTACACCAAGTGCCAATGGTGATGGGCGAAGTTTTGCGTGAGAGAAATGATTCCCAGATAACTCTAGACTATTAGTGCATCTACTCCTTTGACAATTAATGTGCAATTCGAATAATATTTCACTATATCTTTAATTGTGACATTGGGTCTGCCACCATGTGCAAGGTCATTCCTCGCGTTGCAGAGCGAGTCAAGAGACGATAGTATTTTGTCACGTTTCTTGTGTGTATTGATGCGAAGTTTAATGCTGTCTTTCCATGTTGTGTCAAACTCTCCAAGGAGCTTGAGAATGTGGTCGTATCTTGGGTTTGTCGGGCTATTTCGTATCTTTTTGTCGATAAACCTCTTAAGTCTTGCTGACTGATTGCGGGAAAAGTAGTCTGCAACTATAGTTTTAATACTGGCCTCAATAGTGCCACATGATCGAATTAGCGCGTACATAGTTAAGTGTGGTGTCGAAGAATCAAATGCACCGAGTGTTTTAATTTTTGTCTGGATTGATTTAAGTTCTGAACTGCATGTCATCAACAGTCCGTGTACAGTTGTATTATTCATAGCTGATGTCAAACAAGATGTTTGCGGCAAGTTGTATACGGCGGTTTATATTTGTTGCGACCATAGTTTCAAATCGCAATAAATATTTAAACTCGTCGTTGTTGAGTAACGATTCGTGTCGAGTCGATAGGTCTGTTGGTATTGCGATGCCTCTGTTGATTGCATAAGAGGATGCGATAGAAATTGCGTCAAACACCGTTGGATGGAAGTGAAAAACGTCACCATCCCGGGTGCTGCTAAAGGCATGTCGGCCGATCTTTTCGTGGACAAAGTCTGTCATGCCAGTGAATTTGTTGCGCAGTATGTCTATCGAGACTTCAGTGTTGTTACTGTCGCATCCCATAAAATCGTTCAAATATTTTTTTATTGAGATTCGACCTCTACTTCTGGAGCGCATGTCGTCAGATGACAATGCAAAAAATCTAAGTATAAATTCTATGTCGCGCATCCTGCTGTCATGCTCTCGTGAATTCAAAAGGTGGCGCCAGGAGACGGCGCTGTTTAGCTCGATCAACAGGGTGTTTAGTGCTCCCTGGTATACGCAGTTTCTAATTTCTTGAGGGAAAAGTGTTCGTCCGCTGGTGTTGATTCGCTCAAATACTTGGTATAGGCTTGTGTCATCATCTTTTGGGTGTGTTTGTTCAAAGATAATTGCATGGATTGTTGTGTTGTTAATTCTTCTTTGCTCATTATCTGCCAACTCAGAAAATGCTTTGCCTCTCCACCGTGAGTTGATTTTGTCCGTGTTGGTGAGTTTGAATACCTTGTTGTCTTTTGAAAAAACGCCACGAACATAGTCGTATATCGTCATTATGCGTTGGTAGCCATCCACGATCAGGCGCGACTCGCGCTTTGTTGTTGCCAGGAAGATATTGGGTATCGGAAGCCCCAAGAGGACGGAGTCGATAAATCTGCTGGCTTCAGACTTGTCCCATACATAGTTTCTTTGGATTTCAGGCTTTTCTAGCTCGCCCTCTCTGTACATAATCATCAGCTCTCTAAAAGACAGGTCTGCGCCCCATGACTTGATATTGTAAAGGTCATCATTTGAGTAGTAGTCATTTGACTCTGAGGGGATGCTGACAGTTTTTAACTGCTTTTTGCTGTGCATGGAATTGCTCCCGTATTAATTAATAAAAATCACTGACAATTGACATTGATTCGCTAGTCTGTTTGTTTGTCCGAAGTCTTTGCGCTGTGTGGGAAACAATTGCCAACATTTCCTTTGTTACCGTTTTGCTGGGCAGTCTGTGTTTTCTCTCTTCGCAGTAGGGTCTTTGTCGCCCGTATTGAAGAATCAGGTTCTGGCCGCGCGCGATTGTCTCCAGTAACTGACATCCCCTTTTGCAAGCCTCTTGTTGCAATACGAATTTGTCGGCATGCCGTCATTTTAAGTCTTTAGTATTGTGCATGGTGGTCATGTTTCTTTATGGTAGTGACTTGATGTAGTTGAGTGTTTGTTCAAGCTTTCGTTGAAGCATCTCGACGTGTTCGTCTATTTCAAGTAAAAATCTTTGCGATTCCACAGAGTTTTCTTTGTTGATGCCAGTATTGATTCCGGGCAATGCTTGGGTGTGATATTCTAAAGCCTCATTTATCTTTATTTTTGCATCAGAAATATCCTTGATGCATTTCTCAATATATGGAAGTGCAGCAACTGAAGAAAGTGTCATGTGTTTGGCTCCTTGATGAATTGGTTATGGCAAGAGTGATTGAATGTGCCTAGTCGGTATTGTTGCGCATTTTTGTTAGTTCTTCGGGTGAAAACACTTCGCCGCAGTCAAGGCAAACTTTGTCTCCAGTATCCCAATAGTATGGAGGCATGCGTTCCTTTGTCAGGTTGTTGTGCTGACACTTCTGTTTGTTGTGTGCTTTGTTTGAGTTTTCATCCGTGTTGATTGTCTTCATGTTGTGCACCTTTGTTGAATTATTGTTTTGTTCTTGGTTCCTGCCTGTATGGCCAAATTTTCTTCGTATGAGGATGTATCAGTCTACAACAAAACTTGCTGTGACTTTAATTGCAGACCATCTCATACTAGTCTTTTCATCATGACCAGCACGAGCCTCGGCTCTGACTGATCAAACAAATCACATCAGGGCCTAACAGAAAATCCTGCAGCGATCTGCTTGGCGAACACCGCCTTGAGATTCTTGATCTTGCGCTCTAAAATGTCCTTCTCGGCCTCCAGCGCACGCAGCTGAGTCGAAAACTCCGTGACAGACTCCAGGCCAGCCTTGGCGAGCATAGCCTGGGCCTCGGCCATGGCCTTGGATGGTTCCTGCTCGTCGGTGTTTGCCAGGATATCGATGTCCCCGGCCAGGACCCCGGTCTTGTGCTTGCAGAGCTTATTGAAAATCCCTGCCCGGCAGTCGCAGCTGATCATGAGCTTATCTGCGGCCCAGCGCAGTTCCACGCGGTAGATGCCTTCGCTGCCCTGGGCGAGCAGGGTGAGGGTGGTCGCCTGGGACACGTCTACTCCTTCCCGGCCTCACTGGATGGCCCGGCAACCGATCTCTTCGCAACAGGGCCTTTCCCGCCCGCATCGAAGAATTGGTCCCCGACCGGGCTCGTGGTGGCTCCAACAGCTGCCATCACTGCCCGGCGAATCTCTTCGTCCGAGGCCCCTGCCTCACGCATGACCTTTGCCACGGTCTCCACTCTCTGAGCGATAGGATCCTGCAAATGGGAAACTGCCGATTCGGAGCGGAACATCGGTTCCTCTCCGATCAGCAGCCAATTGGCATTGAGCCCAAGCTCAGCGACCCACCGCTGGAGGGCTTCACAGCGAGGATAAGCCAAGCCGTTTTTATACTTGGAGAACGTTTCCTTGGTTACGCCACCGATGCGCCCAAGTTCCTGTTCTTCCTTGCCAAGAATTTTTCCAAGCTTGGCTAGCCGGTCACCAATATCAGACAAAATGTCACTCCAGTTGCATTTTATCTTGACCAGTGGAAAGATAAACCGTATCTGCCCACTCAATGAAGCCGCTCAAACCGACTTCACCCATAAACCTGTCTCGGGGGCACCTTATGCCGCACACCCAAGGTTTGTCTTCCCTTTCCGAACAGTTCGCCCCGTATGGACCCGTCCTCGCGCACAACCCTTGGTTAGGCCTTGCTCCTGCAGGGGTAGTCACCGCCGGCAGCCATATGAACTTCGATAAGCATTTCCCGAGCAGCAAAGAGATCCGCGCCGTAACGCTTGTGCTGGTCGAGCGTGAGGCCGGTTTTCCGCTGCCCACTCATTCGGCTCTCCGTGAGGTTGCACGATGAAAACGTGTTTTGCGGACAACCTAACCGATTTATCCAGGGAAGAAAAGCTCCAGATATTTCTCAACCGTTCCGGCCTCACATTCAAGGCCATCGGCGGGAAGCTGGACATGTCGGGCACGGCGGCCGCCAAGCTCTGCCGGGGCGAGACGATCCCCGTGCGTCGTCACGCCGAGCTGGTGGCCCTGGGTATCCCGGCGGAATACCTCCCCCGTCCGGAGGACATCAAGCCCGGCCCCAAACCGCGCCGTTCTCTGGCGACGGAATCGGCGATCGTGGCCGCCTGAGTGTCCTTTCGTCACCCAGTAGCGATCCGTCACGCCCGACACCACGCTAAACCGACGCGAGGTTTCGCATGAAGGCCTACCCTCTGATTTCTCCCATACTTCATCGATTGGCATTGCGCGCGCCTTCGGGCATCCCGGCTCAGACCATCGCCGACCTGCTGGACTGGAAGTACGCCACCATGATGAGCGAGCTGTCCGGCCAGCCCGGCCACAAGCTCGGCGCGGAACGCATCCTGCCGCTCCTGGACGTGACCGGCTCCGACGCGCCCTTGCACTTCCTGGCCAGGGAGCGCGGCGGGGTGTTCGTCAAGCTGCCCCAGGTCGAGGGACCGCTGGAGCCCGTCACCAGACAGTGCCTGGTGGCCATGCGCGAATTCGGCGAGCTGGTGGGGGCCACCTCGGACGCCCTGGTGGACGGCGCCATCTCGCCCGAGGAGGCCAAACACATCCTGCGCCTGGGGCACGAGGCCGTCACGGCCGTCATGGCGCTGCTCAAGGTGGTGGAGGCGCGGCCATGCTGAGACAGGCCATGCGACAGGTGAGCGAGCGCGAATGCGCCGGGCAGGCGGCCCTGGTCCGCGACCTCAAGGGGCGACTGGACCGGGCCATGGATCAGGAGCTGGGTTGGGGCCGGGTGGTCCCGGCGCGGCAGGTCGCCCAGGCGTTGGCCAGGGAGCTGGAGACGTACGAAACCATGTGTGAACGCTGCGAAGGAGTGTAGGCATGGAATCCGAGCTGATTTCGTCGGTGCGGGAGATCCTTGGGCAGAGTTGCGACGCGTTCCGGAGCAAGCTCCTGGAGGTCGCCGAGCTGGAACGTCTGCAGCGCAAGCAACTGCTCACGCCGGGTGAGGTGTTCGCCCTCTACGGCTTTCCGGTGGCGACGCAGGAGACCTGGCGCTGCAGGGGAGGGGGGCCAGATTACGTCAAGGTGGGCGCGTCGGTCTACTACACCCACGACGCTATCAAGCGCTTTCTCGCGGATCGCCGGGTGCTCGGCCATGCGTGACGCCCCGCCACGTGTCCTCGATCACCTGCACGGAGGACCGCATCTGGTCGGGGGCCAGCTTGGCGTAGCGCCTCGTCAGCTCCAGGGTGCTGTGCCCCATGAGCTTGGCGAGGCGCTCGATGGGCACCCCCTTCTGGATGGCCCAGCTGCCGAAGGTGTGGCGCAGGGTGTGAAAGACCACCTTGTCACGCGGGTCGGTGATCCCCGCGTTGAGGCCGCACTGGGCGACGGCCCGGTTGAAGGTGTCGGAGCTGTCGCGGCTCTGCCGACCCTTGCGGCCGGGGAACACCAGGGCGCCCGGGGCATCCGGCAGCGCCTTCCCGAGTTCCTCCCTCGCCGTGCCGGTCAGGTAGGCGGCCCGGGTGCCCGTCTTGGCGTCCTTGACGTTGACCACGCCGGAACCCAGGTCCACGTCCTGGGCGCGAAGGGCCAGGACCTCTCCGAGGCGCATGCCGGTGTGCAGGGAGAGCAGGGAGATGCGCCACCATTTCAGGCTGCGGCTCCTGATGGCCTCCAGGAGGGCGTGGGCTTCGACGGGGGTGAGGTAGCGCAGCCGGCCGGAATCGACCGTCGGCATCTCCATGACCGGGATCAGGCCGTCGAAAAGCCCCCACTTGGCCAGGGTGCGGTAGACGTGGCGCAGGGAGCCGAGTATGTGCCGCACGGTCTGCGGGGAGCGACCGGAAGCGAGCAGGGCGTTGCGGAAGGTGTCCACGTCGAGGCTGGTGAGGGAGCCCATGGCGCGGTTGCGGAAGACGGGCAGGATGTGCTGCTCCCACATGGCCTCAACGGTCCGGTTCCAGCGCGAGTCGCCGGTGAGGGCCTTCTCCTTGAAGGTCTTGAAGCCCTGGTCCACGGTGAGGACGTGCTTGCGCGTCGGCAGCCGAACGCCGTCGCGCAGCTCCTGGATGCGCCTGGCCCGTTTCTCGGAGGCCGTCGCGGCGGTGTAGCCCTCCGAGGCCCAGCCGATCTTCTCCCAGATCTTCCGCCCGGTGGAGTCCTTGAGGGAGATGTCGAAGCAGACGTCCGGCTTCCCGTTGTGGCGGCGCGTCAGGCTCTCTCGTTTGTAGACACCCAGGAATTTCGTCCGGATACGACCCAT